AGCGGAAATGTCACTGTACCTAAGAGAACACTTAACCTACGATCAGGCCAGGATGGAAGTCTTGCACGAGGGCAAGGAAGGCAAGGACCTTTACATGAAGGGCATCTGCATCCAGGGCGGCATCAAAAATGCTAATCAGAGAGTGTATCCAGTTAACGAGATACAGAAAGCCGTGAAAACGCTCAATGATCAGATCACGTCGGGTTATTCTGTTCTGGGAGAAGTAGACCATCCCGATGATCTAAAAATTAATTTGGACCGAGTCAGCCACATGCTTACCGATATGTGGATGGATGGTCCAAATGGATATGGCAAGATGAAGATCCTGCCAACACCAATGGGCCAACTAGTGAAAACTATGTTAGAGTCCGGAGTCAAACTGGGCGTGTCAAGCCGAGGTTCTGGAAATGTTTCAGAATACGGTGGAGGACAAGTCAGTGATTTCGAGATCATAACAGTGGACGTAGTGGCACAACCTTCAGCACCGGGTGCTTACCCAACTGCGATTTACGAACACTTGTTGAACACAAAGGGCGGAAATAGAGCAATGGGTCTGGCTGCTGAGATTAGAGATGACAAAAAAGCACAGAAGTACCTCAGAGAGGCGCTAACCAACATAATAAAGGACCTAAAATAATGTTCGACGCAATATCAAAACTGGTTGAATCAGGCGTAATTTCCCAAGATACTCAGAAGAGCATCCAAGAAGCCTGGGACAACAAAGTCAAGGAAAACAAAGAGCAAGCTGCTGCTGAACTTAGGGAAGAATTCGCTAAGAGATATGAGCATGACAAGAACAACATGATAGAAGCCATCGACAAGATGATGACTGACAAGTTGAGTGAAGAGATCACCAAGTTCATTGAAGACAGAAAAGCACTTGCAATAGAAAAAACAGCATACAAAGACAACGTGGGCAAACATTCTGCGAAATTGGAATCATTCGTGATGAACAAATTGGCGGAAGAGATCACGGAACTCAATGCTGACAGGAAGAGCGTGCACGAAAACTTCTGCAAATTGGAAGAGTTCGTGGTGGCGGCTCTTGCTAGAGAAATCAAAGAATTCCACGAAGACAAAAAATCTGTAGTGGAGACAAAAGTTAAATTGGTGAAAGAAGCCAAAGAGCAAATGAAGAAGCTCAAAGAGGCTTTCATTACCAAATCTGCCAAAGTTGTGGAAGACGCAGTGACCAAAAAATTGAGCGAAGAATTGACTCAATTGAAAGAAGACATCACTGCTGCTAGACAGATCAATTTTGGTAAACGAGTTTTCGAAGCTTTCGCTTCAGAATACCAATCTTCTTACCTAAATGAGAAGAGCGAAACTGCCAGACTATTGAAAGTGGTCGACGAGCAGATGCTGAAGATAGAGGAAGCCAAGAAATCCATCGAAGAGAAGCAAGCGGTGATTGAATCCAAGCAGCAAGAAATTGCCAGATCAAAGGATTTGATGGAACGCAAGGAAACGATGGCTGAGTTGCTCAAACCATTGAGCAAAGAAAAGGCAGAAGTCATGAGTCAGTTGCTTGAATCAGTTCAAACAAAGGACCTGAAATCTGCTTACGCGAAGTATCTACCTCCAGTGATGGACGACAAGTCAACTGCCACCACGGGCAAGAAAGTGATTTCTGAAGCCAAGGGTGACAGATCAGTGAGAGAAGATGCTGACTTAACCAATATCCGCAAATTGGCGGGTATTAAACACTAAACAAAAAGGGAAAAAGATCAAATGTCAGAACTATTTGAATCAAAATGGGGCGAAACAAAAGCCGCATTGACCGAAGGTTTAAGTGGCAACAAGAAAAAGACGATGGATGTCATCTTAGAAAACACTAAGAGATATCTTTCTGAACAATCAACTGCGGGTGCCACATCTGCAGGTAACGTTGCTACCTTAAACAGAGTAATACTGCCAGTAATCAGAAGGGTGTTACCAACTGTTATCGCTAACGAGATCGTTGGAGTACAACCTATGACTGGTCCAGTAGGACAGATCCACACTTTGAGGATCAGATATGCAGATTCAGTTGCATCAAACACAACTGCAGGTGAAGAAGCATTATCTCCATTTAAGATTGCGAAAGCATACTCTGGAAACCAAGACAACACCACTCCAAAAGCGGCTTCTACAGCTTCTTTAGAAGGTACTCCTGGAAAAAGATTATCAATCCAAATCTTAAAACAACCCGTTGAAGCTAAATCAAGAAAACTATCTGCAAGATGGACTTTTGAAGCAGCACAAGACGCACAGGCACAGCAAGGCATCGACATCGAAGCTGAAATCATGGCCGCTTTAGCACAAGAAATTACTGCTGAAATCGACCAAGAGATCATTGGATCATTAAGAACATTAGCAGGATCTGCTAGTGAGACTTTTGACCAAGCTGCTGTTTCTGGAACTGCAACTTTCGTGGGCGACGAGCACGCGGCACTTGCAATCTTGATCAACAGAGTTGCTAACCAAATCGCAACAAGAACTAGAAGAGGCGCTGGAAACTACGCTGTAGTATCTCCAACTGCTTTAACTATCCTTCAATCAGCTACAACTTCAGCGTTCGCAAGATCAACTGAAGGTACGTTTGAGTCTCCAACAAACACCAAATTCGTTGGAACTTTGAACTCAGCTATGAGAGTATACGTTGATGCTTACGCTTCTGATTCAACAGATGTATTAGTAGGATACAAAGGATCTTCTGAAGCAGATGCTCCGGCGTTCTACTGTCCTTACATTCCGTTGATGAGTTCAGGTGTTGTGCTTGATCCAGCTACTTTTGAACCAGTAGTGGGCTTCTTAACAAGATACGGTTATGTAGAGTTAACAAACACTGCATCATCTCTTGGTAACGCAGCTGACTATGTGGGCTTAGTTGCTATCACATCAGCAAACTTAAAATTCAAATAATCGCAAGATTAGAGAATTTCAAAAAAAGGCGTCAGAAATGGCGCCTTTTTTTTTTTGACGGAAAAATCTATATAGACGTAGATAACCAACATATTTCGTAATCATACTATCCACCGATCAAATCTAGAGTTTTAACTTCCATAATACCATTTAAATATTTCCACAGGCAATCAAGTCCGTAAAAAATGTGAAAGGAGATCCTACACATGGATATCTTGAAACAAGTAAAAGCGTGGGCAGCAACACTTGCAGAAGTGGGTGTGAGCCTATTTGCCCTTGGGATAGTGTTATAGATCCTGTTCAAGGGACAGGCAATAGCGTTCTTGTCCTCTGGCAGCATCATAGGCACAATCACCGCGAGGTCAAAAGCTTCTCGGCGGAAGGTCTTGTGGGACTGTAGCAATCTACGTCCTATATACCATCTACAACAAGAAGTAACTGATGTAGTAGTCACTGGGGGCGGTGTTCAGAGCATAGGCCTTTTATACAGCCACTTAATTACTACCAAACAAAAATAAATAACCATAGTTCAAATAGCGCTTCACAATAGTGTGGAGACTTATGCGGAAACCACCGCGTAGCTGATAGAATCAGCATTGGACTCCTAAACAAAGGAGAAAACAAATGGGAAGACCAATAAAAAAATCACGATTCAGTGATCTAAGCACTCCAGAAGGAACAGCAGGCAAGATCGAAGTGACTGCCTACTATCCAACTGGCGGTTCTCTACAAGAGGATGACAATTCTTTCATCATCAGCCAGAGATCATCTAGAAAATTCAAGATACATCAGCAAAACGACAGTACTGATCAAGTCTTGATACTTAAGGCAGTTGCGCCGGCTTCATTGTCAGAAGGCGAGTTCTGCGTCAGGGTGTTGCTGGGTGATTCATCACTGGCATACGTGGCGAAATTCTTCAATAATATCGTCCATTATGTCACAGCGGCTGGTGCGACAGGTTTCGCCAAATACAGCCTCGGCTCAGCGGCGGCAGAAGACACTGCAGTTTCTGGATCTGTTGTTATCGACGTTGTATAATAACGACACAGCACATCGCAAGGGGGAGTTCACGCTCTCCCTTGTGCTGTTATAAATACTGCTGGATATGGCAAAAACACTACGCACATCGGGAGATTACACAATAAAGGCAGGCTCGGGTGCTGCAGGCACCCATCAGATAGACCTTGACTCAAAAACGGTCAGGGTGCGAGGGGATCTGATCGTGGACGGTGATACCACCACGATCAACACGGCCACACTGTCTGTGGAAGACACCTTCATAGAAGTGGCGAGGAACAACTCAGGCACCACGCTGGACGCAGGGCTCTATGTTAACAGGGGCACTGCGGGAAACAACGCGGTATTCTATTGGGACGAAAGCGAAGACAATTTCATAGTGGGCACCACCACCAACGACGCTGGCACCAGCCCCATAACCAACATAACACTGGCCAACGTGAAGGTTGCAACCACGCCCACGGACAACAACCATGCCGCCAGCAAGAGCTACGTGGATGCACAGATTGTGGCGGCGTCGGGCATGACCAATTTTGACATAGTGGGCGATGACAGTACCGGCGTCACAGTGGGAGACAAAGACACAGTTCAAATGGTTGGTGGAGCTAACATAGATGTGATAGTGACCGAGCCCGACACGGTAACTGTGAGACTTGAACAGAACTTAAACAACATCAACTCCGTCAGCAATGGATCAACCAATGGAGATTTAATTTTGACTGCCAACGGCACCGGCAGTCTGGTGATCAACAACATATTGACATTCAGCAGCAACGCAACCACCCCAACTGCTGCGGCAATTACCAAACTGTACAGCAAGTCAGTGGCTGGTGGTGGCACCGGTGTGTTCTTCATCAACTCAGCAGTGAGTTCCGGGACCGAAGACGAATTGATAAGTAAGAAGAAAGCAACTGCACTGGCGATTGCTCTAGGATAAAGATATGGCCATTACACAAAAACTTTGCAATTCTGGATTGACGGCGGGAGCCCATGTGTTCGAGGCCACTTCCAGCGTGGCGGTGACCACCATACATCTCTGCAACATCACTGCACAGGATGCCATAGTCAACATTTACGTACTGCCCTATGATGGCTCCACCACTACCCCATCGGCCAACAATAAAATTTACAGCTCCCTTACCGTCAGGGGCAACGACACGTACATCATAGATTCAGAAAAATTAATTTTATCTGCCAATGATAAAATCTACATCGAAACCCCGGATTCGTCAGGATTAATAGTGGCCACAATATCAACCATAGGATTATAATGCCATGGGTAGAGCGTTAAAAAATATATCATTGAATGGCAGCAGGAATTCCGTAATACTTCCTAAAGGAACAACGACAGATCAACCAACCAGTCCCGTGGCAGGCATGCTGAGGTACAATACTACCATGAATAATTTGGAGTACTATGATGGAACAAATTTCTTACAGGTGGGAGGCGGCGTTGGTGGCCTGGCAACAATCACTGTGGATTCCATCACGGTGAACGGCATCACGCCTACCCTGACCTATTCTCTATCTTCGGGACTGTTGCCATTTAGTGAGGAAAACGTATTGGTATTTCTCGAAGGAGTGTATCAAAGACCTTCCACCTACACCATAGGTGGTTCTCCCGGGGCCAGCACAATCACTTTAGCGGCAGTGTTAGCCGGAGACAACGGCAAAACTCTCACAGTGATACACGGATTTGATTCGGTTTAATCTATAAGTTTCTATAGTGATACGAATGGCAGCCAGGTTCCTGGAGAGCCAGACTTGACGCATACCCATCCCAGCACGGATCCCTTGCCCGGTTTGGTATTCCACACAATGTCTCCTTGGGAAAAACTGCCCGTGCTTGGAACCCCAGAATTATATTGATGAGTCTGTCCTTGAAACCTAAAAGACCCAGCTATGTCTAGATCTGCTTTTGGCTTTCTTATCTTTATTCCAACCTTGTTGTCACCAGAGACAAAGATGGTGGGCTCCCCGGAACTACCTAAAGCAAAATCATCCGAATTGGCAGTGCCAACATACCCTGTGTTACCTTTAACATCCACCACTATCTCAATGCCGTTTTTTGTGATTCCCAAAATTCCGTTGGGGCTGGGAGTGTTGATACCTACCTTGCTTTTATAGACACACAGCGTGTCGGCAACATTAAGCTCATTTAAAACTCCAACCTCCTGCAATCGAGATTTGGTGACCGAATTGCCCAGGCGATCTTTCCAAAGCACTTCACTGCTGTCAATCCTGACGGAATTCAATACATCCAGGTTGTCTGCCTTGGCG